GATTGCTTCTTCGACCAAGCAACCTTTACGGCGAAGCCAGTTGCAGACAATTTTTTCACCCATTCTACCGAGAATATCGGCGTTACTGTTCACATCGTTCATTAGTTAAACTCACATGAGACCATCAATTCAGTCAAGCAAGCGACCACATTGATTTCACTGTCGGCGACAAACGCTTGCTTGTATTGATAATCCGCAAGAATGACCACTGCATTAGGAATGCTCTGAGGTTTCAGAACATCATACAGATTGTCATATAGTTGGCGGAAAAGGGTAGTCGGGTCAACCTCAGCGGTTGCAGCCCACTTGCGAATAGCACCGAAGTCCTTTTCGCGGAGATACTTCACGATTTCGGAAATCTGGATATTTTCCAGTTGCGATAGAATGCCGGCATCAATCTTACCGAATTTGGAGTATCGTTGCAGTTCATTGAGAATACGGCGGAAGTCTGGAAAATGTTTCTTGACCAGTTCAATGACCACAGAATCAACATACTCAACTTCTTCCTGTTTGAGGATTTCCTGTACTCGCTTGAAGAACTGTGATGCCATCTTTGACTTTTCATCTTTCTTCATGCTGAAGTCAATCACCGCACATCGGGAATGCAATGCTTCCATGATGCGTGATTTGTAGTTGCAGGTGAAGATGAAAGTACAGTTACTTGCGAATTCTTCAATTGCGTTTCGCAGAGCAGGTTGAGTGGAGTTGATATTGAGATAGTCTGCTTCGTCAATGATGATTACTTTACGACCACCACTGATACTCACAGATGATGCATAGTTTTTGATTTTGGTACGGAAGGTGTCGATGCCCGATTCATCAGAACCGTTAATCACCATGAAATCACAACCGATTTCACGGCACATTGCCTTTGCGACAGTTGTCTTGCCGATGCCGGAACCACCGTGCAACAGAAGATTTGGAATCTCTTTGCTGTTCACATACTCTTGAAACGGTTTCTTCAAACGCTCAGGAAGAATGCAATCCTTGATTGTGTTCGGGCGGTACTTTTCGGTCCAGATTAAATGATTCATAAAACTCCACAGTAAACATGATTAAAAAAAGGAGAGAAGGCAATTAAGCCTTCTCAAATTTGGAACCAACCTCAGTAGTAACCCAGTATTGCAGATTCAATTTGGTGTTTTTGAAGTGTGCAATGCCTTCCGAGGACATCACAACATCATACGAACCAGACAACAACTTGGTCAAATTTTCAGTCTTGAAAATCATACGGTACTTATCACCGTTACCGTCTGCGATTTCAAGAGAGTCGGTGTGTGCCGAATCATTTTGCAGGTCAAGAGTGACCAGACTGATTTTGCTACCATCAGATTCAACCGCAATGTGTGGAGAAGAAAGAACGGAAGCGGCGCGAAGAACCCAATCAAAATCTTCCGCGGTCAGACTGAATTGAATTTCAGTAGTCGGCAGTGTGATGGTTTTTTCGGGTGCGGTGACAATCATAGCAGGGTCACAGAAGCGATATTTGATTTTGCTTCGACCTTTGTTACCTTGAATCACGACATGATGCGAATCAAATTCGAAAGTCGGTTCGTCTTTGTGCAGTGAGACCACAGACAAAAAGTTGTTCAAGTCATAGACACCAAAATCAGTAGGGATTTCTTCGTTGATTGTCACTTCCGCAAGGATGTTGCGGTGAGACGAAACGGTACGGAGAACCTTACCTTTCTTGAATAGGATGCCTTGATTGATAGTACCGAAGTTCTTCAAGACAGAAATTGTTTCATTAGATAGTTTCATAATTTTCCTCAGTTAAAAAAAAGAGTGTAACACACTTTTCACATTGACATCAAGCCTTTCAAGGTCGAAATCATTATAGATTACCGCATCTACTTCATGGCCAATCCATGCCCATTCCGAATAATGCACATCAGGATATCGACTATACATTTCTGACATAGCAAACTTTCCTTCATTTACTTTCAGTGCGAGGTCAAACCATACTGGTTCGTCTCCGCGTTTGACTCTGATAATCTTACCGCCGGCGTTTCTTATTTCCGCCATTTCATTTGGGAAACGAACATCTGCAATGACATAGTTCTTGTTTACGTCGCATCGTTTCTCCATGTTGTAAATCCACAAGTTTTTGTGGAACACATCGCGACCTGCCTCTGTACCCATCAGTTGCAATGCATATCTTGGCGTGAAGTCTCTGCCGAATTTTGCAGACCAAAACGGGTCTGGTTGTTCGCGCCACGCCCTTGAATCGGCAGTATCGCCTTCAAGCATTTTCCTATCCCAACCGAAAATTACCGCGGCGGCATCTTTGACACCGCCGGCGAAACTTTCTTTCAGGAATCCATGTTCATCGACAAGCATATCGGCGACAGTTCCTTTACCGGCGCCGATGAAACCGACAAGACCAATAATCATAGTTTGCCTGTGTAGTTCGCAACGGCAGGCATATTGCCGGTGAATGCATACGAACCGATATGTTGCGTTTTCATCCAAGGACACAACCAGATTTGACCGCCCATTTTTCTCCACAGTTGGCAGAACATATAGTCTTCTGACAGATAACGGTCAGAACCACCACCAACAACGCTGTCAATGTGGTCGATTACAGTATCAAAGAATGCATGAATGTATCGCGAACCGTCAAAGTTTGCCTGACCAACATGGTCTGGTTTGTAATGAATTTTCGGATATTCAACACGCATTTTTTCAAACACTTCGCGTTTAATCATCATGTAACCGGTGCCGATTTCAAGGACTTCAAGCGGTTCCGTCACTTCGAAATGTGTGGTGCCTTTTGCAACATTGAACACATATTCACCAACGAGCGATTCAAGTTCTCGCGGCTCGATATTTGGGTTCTTGATTACTGCTTCACGCACATTATTCCAATTGATTGTTTTCTTCGGATAAGGTCCACCAATCACATCTTTATCAAGTGCCAACATCGCAATGACATCCTGCGGATTGAAATGAATATCCGAGTCAATGAAAATCATATGCGTATAATCAGTACGCAAGAATTCATCGACCAAATAATTTCGGGCTCGAGTAATTAACGATTCATTGAACAAAAAGGAAAACTTATGTTCAATGCCGTATCGAGTTAGTGTGGTTTGCAAATCGAGACAGGACTTCATGTAAAGTCCGTGGTTCATACCGCCATACATTGGCGTTGCAATGAACAGTTTGTTTTTCTTTAGTTCTTCAATCGAAACTTTGATTTCCATTTTTACTCCATAATAAAAAGAGGACGGGATACTTTTATATATCCACGACCTCTCTTTTTTAGTTTATGCTATTAGGTGAATACGCGGAAACCTTGTTCGCGCAAAGCAATAACACCGGCACCGATTACTTTTTTGCTCGGAGTACCGAGACGGTAATAGGCAACCTTGCGACCATCCTTCATACGGCGGGTCTTGGTGTAGATAGCATGACCTTCTTTACGAAGTTCATCAATACGAGCAGAGACATTCACAATACCGAAATTCGAACGAGCTTGTGCAGTTGTCAGAGTATTGTATGGACCAGACTTCGACAGGTAGTTGAGAATCTTTGTTTTTGCATTCATCAGTTACTTCTCCAATTTGAAACGAATCGCTATCAGAGACTTTGTTGCGGAAGGCGATTCTCTCTCCCACAGTCTTTTACGGATAATACAGAAAGACCATTGAGTTGTCAATGGTCTTTCAGGTGAACTTATTGAGTTTATCGGTTAAAAAGGAATTTCGAGACCGACATTGGCGTTTTCGGCAACTTCGACATTCTCGGTAACTTTCACACTCGCATCAACTTTGGTGTAGAGGTCAATGAAAGTTGCTTTGGTATCTGCATCAAATCGATTCAAGCAGAGACTTACCGCTTTCAGTTTGTCACCGAAGATACCGTAGGTTTCGACAATGTGAACCAATCGGCGGGTCGAAATCACTTCATCGCAAGCGCCATCAGCAAACGAGCGGCGAATCACATCTGCCCAAGTCACCAGTCGGTCAGCGAAGTCGTTATCTTCACGACCAGCAGAAACAAGTTCTTTGCGGATGATTTTCTTCTCGACAGCAACCGGCGGGAACTCTTGTTCCATGGTAGTGCGGAAGCGTTCAAGGAATGCTTCGTTCAGAACATTGGTGAACATATATCGACCGTCATCCGAACCTTTACCTTTGGTGTTTGCGGTTGCGAACACGGTGAAACCTTGGGCAGGCACAATCAATTCACCTTTCTTCTTCAACATAAAGGGTTTGCCTTCAAGCACCCGTTGCAAGCAGGAAAGATTTTGAGCACCGTAGTCGATTTCATCGATACACAGTACCGCGCCTTGTCGCGCCGCAATGGTCACAGGACCGTCTCGCCACACCATGTTACCATCGACAAGAACATAGTTACCGAGCAAATCGCCTTCATCAGTTTCGGGCGTCATTGAGACGCAAACGAATTTACGACCCGCTTTGGCACACGCTTGTTCAATCGACATGGTTTTACCGTTACCAGAGTGACCGGTAACAAACACTGGGAAGAAGCGATTCGATTGTACGATTTCGTACACATCATTGAAGTTACCGAACGGTACATAGTTGCCGTACTTTTTCGGAATCAGATTGGTTTCTTCAAGTTCAGTCACGACACTTTGAATGTGATGTCCAGATGCCGGTTCGTTTCGTTTCATCGGCAACACTTGTGCAGTGGACTGTGCAGACGCCGGTACATTCTCACGACCGGGAACTTTGAAGAGACCGCGGTCAAGTCGGTTCTCATTGAAGAACCAGTGAGCAGTAATCAGACCGCATTCTTTCGCAACCGCCATCGCTTCACTTCGCGTAACTTGAGACTTACCAAGTTCATTGAGTTTAGTGTAAAACAGTTGTCGCTTTTCGTTTCGATTCATAATATAAATTTCACCTTTGTTTTTCATACTTACATGGTAGTTGGTTTCTGTAAATCTGTCAAGCAATAAATCATACTACTTTTCACTTTCAAAACAACAACTTACATCAGGCCGCAATCTTTTGAATGAAGCGGTTGACAAGGACACGGGAAACAGTGCGCTTTTTATTCATTTTCTTAAATGCATTGGCGAGCTTCGATGCAGAAGGATTATCACCAACACTTTCGAGAACATCTTCTTCGGTCAACATTTCTTTACCACCAAGAAGCAAGTAGAAATCATCATAACCGAGATTGTGCGATTGCAGGAAATTATCGTTTCGAATTTTCTTAACCAATTCGCTGACAGTTTCCCACCAACTTTGACCAGAACCGGCTTTTTCGTACACAGTCTTACCGGTTTCATACTGATAGCGATAACGAATAGCTTCTTGCATTCGGTTTTTTTCTGGTGCAACCAAGAAGAAGCCAATCACTTTCGAACCAGTCACTTCTTTGAACCAGTGCATGATGTTTTCAAGGAACACTTGATTGGCGCGAAGATACTGTTGGTCACGCTGTTTGATATCGCCAGTGTATTCGATTTTTCGGAAGTATCGATTTGCTTTGTCGGTCAAGAACACATCATTTCGCAAAACATTGAAATACTCACCGCGTTTGTTATCAGTCATGATGTATTCAACACCATCAGCATCACCGTCATGAACAACAATCAGACTGGTCAAATCGACTTTGGTTTTCACTTTGAAGTCTTTCATGATTTTCGCAGTACCGACAATCGCTTCAATCAGCGGAGTATTCGACAGAATTTCACTTCCGGGCACATCGACTCGGAACTGTCGACCATTCGAAACATACACTTCGCGAAGGAGTACCATGTTAGCAAACGCTTGGTTGAATTCTTTCGAGTTCATACCAGAGTGCAAGTATTGGCGCAAAGACACATCACCAGACATATAGATTTCATCATTGTTTTGGGTGAAGGAATGTCCCGGTGCGAAGTTGGGGTCAATCAACAATTTCTTAGCGCGAATGTCATAACTTTGCACCACTCGCGAGTTGTTGAAACCGTACACTTCGAAAGGAATATTCACTTTGCGACAGAACATAGTCAGAATCAGAATTTGTTCAATCGAGCCTGCCATGTTGCGGGTCATAGAACCCGAACAGTCAAGCAGAAGAACCAAACCGTGCGATTTACCTTTCGGGGTATTCATGACCTTGCGGAAGATATTATCATCAAACTTGTAACTCGCCAGTTTGTTGATATCGACATCACCAGTATCGGACAATTTCGATTTCGAAAACGATTTCGCCGCTTTCTTCATTTCGAATTCTTTGGCGAGCATACCGATATATTTTTCGTTGTTGGACTTGAATTTGTTGACCGCCTGACGGACTTGGTCAACATTAAATCGACCCATGTTCATTTGAGCTTGGAAACTTTCGCTCATCAGGTGATGCACGACTTTCGCAGGAGTCACCAGTTGGTCCATAACCGGAGTAGGAAGTTTCGCATAAATCGGTGCGACTGATTTTTCATCGACCAGAGTTTCTTCATTCTCGCGGAAGGCATCATCGGTTTCACACACTGGGTCGAAATCTTCATTGTCTTTGTTTTTAGACGGCGCACTCAATTTTTCGCGATTGATTTTGCCGTTTTCTTTTTCAGACTCTTCATCAGACTCGCCATCACCGTCATTATCACCGTCACCTTCAGATTCACTTTCTTCCGACTCACCATCGGCGTTTTCAGATTTTTCACCGAAGTCGTTGGTGTCGATAGTGTTTTCAGAATCATTCTGTTCTTGGTTTTCGCCAGAACTTTCAGTGTTATCAGGCATTTCATCTTGACCGTCTTGATTCATTTCGGGCAAGGACATCTGATTGGTGTTGGATTGTTCGTTTTTCGAGTAAGCGTAGATTTCATCAGCAAGTTGAACCGCTTCATCCCAAGTTTCGATGTTTTTAATTCGGTCAACGAAACTTTGTTCGGCGTCATTGAATTGAATGTCGCCAGTGTATTGCGTTTTGGTATAAATGTTCAGTCGGTCAATGAACGGCATTTTGTTCACATCGCGACCGCGAATACCGAAAAAGTCTGCTTCAATCAGTTCTTTGTACGCTTTGCTGAATGACGATTTCAGACCGGGAAACTTGCGTTGAATCTTGCGCTCGATTCGAGCGTCTTCGACCACATTCAAGAAGGACTTATAATTTTTACCTTTCTTTTCATCAACGAGAGCGCCGTGCAGTCCTTCAAGCGGAGTGTACAGTGCGTGACCGACTTCGTGACCGGTCAACAAATCGTACAATTGCGCAGACATATTCTTCCACATAGGAAGATAGATGGTTCGCGATTTGATATCAATCATTGCGGTCGCCATCTTTCGATGCACAACCGTCAAGTTTTCAGACGCCATCAGTTTGGCGAGTTGAGATTTATTTGCTACAGAGAAGTCCATAACCGTTCCTGTTTTTCTATATG